ACATTGTCAGGTTATGATAGTGAAATCTCCATTGGAACAATATTGGTAGTATATAACGTAAATAAATAAATTTTAAAAAGAGGAAAATTATGATTTACACAAATTTTGACCACGTTATATCAAGTATGTTAAACTGGGATGTTGATAATGGTAAGAGTATTTCAGATACAAGTTCGTATATTAAAGATGATATACTAACTATGGAGTTAGAAGTACCTGGATTATCCAATAAAGATATTGAAGTTAACGTTGAAGATAGGTTATTAACAATTAAAGCTGAGAAAGATTCTCGTAAACTTGAAAAGAAATATAAAATTCACGAGTCGTTTGACTTATCTGCTACAAATGCAATAGCTAAAGATGGATTACTTAATATTACAATTCCTAAATATGAAGATAGGAAAGCAAAAAACATTAAGGTAACAGTTAAATAAGTTAAATGTCAGCGTATTCGTGGTTTAGATATCCCAAATTACAACACAACAACAAGTTATATTTAATCAAGCGTAAAATACATTCCGACCGGCGTCCGATTGTAGAAACGTGGAAGTCTTATTTGAACTGCGACACTGTACTGAAGGGAAGCGATGGGTTTTTCTATTTCCTTGAAGAAGTTACGGATGTAGAGTGGCAAGAAATTTAACAATTATTTAACATAGGGGGCTTGTATAAGTCCCCTTTTTTTGTTATATTAGTAGTATAATAATTAATAAATGAAAACTGTATGGTAAATTTAGGATACGCTTGTATCAATCAAACGTTAGGTAAACAAAAACCAAAGATTACTACAAATCGTAGTATGATTAAACGAACCTTTCTAAAAGAAGGTATATCAAAGTCATCTGGACTTGCTTTAGAGAACGCTAGAGACCTTATCGAAATAATCAAATGGAATCATAAGAATGGGTTTAATCTGTTCCGTATGAGCTCTAATCTAATACCTTGGGCTAGTGAGTTCAAGTTAACAGATATGCCTGATTATCGTAAGTTCGCTATATTACTAAATGGCGCTGGTAGATTAGCTGAAAAGTATGGTCAACGTGTAACATCACATCCTGGCCCATTTAACGTATTGGTATCACCAACTGACCGAGTTGTGGATAACACAATCAAAGACTTAACTATACATGGTGAGACATTTGACCTCATGGGATTGTCTCGTACTCCTTACAATAAAATAAATATACATTGTAATGGTGTGTATGGTGATAAGATATCTGCTATGGATAGGTTCTGTAAGAACTTTGAGAGATTACCTGAATCAGTTCAGACACGTCTTACAGTAGAGAATGATGATAAAGGTTCTATGTACTCAGTAAAAGATTTAATGTACATACATGAACGTATTGGTATTCCTATTGTATTTGATTATCATCACCACACCTTTAACACTGGTGGTATGTCAGAACAAGAAGCATTAGAGTTAGCTATGTCAACGTGGGGTGATATAAAACCTGTTGTACATTATTCTGAATCAAGAACACTTGAAGATGAGACTGCAAAACCACAAGCTCACTCGGATTACATCTACTCAGAAATAAATACATATGGTCATGATATTGACATTGTAGTAGAAGCTAAGGAAAAAGAGTTGACAGTCTTAAATTATCTTTCCAATTTTGGTAGACACCAATAGGGCATAGTATGGGGAAAGCTTGTTATTATTTATTAATTAATTTAATAATCTATATTTATACTTGTGATTATCTTAGATAATTACTAAGTTATTAAGCTTAGCAACTTAGGTTGTGTAGATATAAGTACAAAACTAAAAGTTAATAAAATCAATTTTGGTACAAAAACATGAAAAAAATATTTAACAGGTCAAATATATTCATATTACTGATGATACTCAGTACACTTGCGTTGGCTGGTTCAGCAGCATACTATTCGGTCTTTGGGCTTAGCTCTTTATTTGCTGGAGCAAAAACAGAAGTAATAATTATGGCGGCTGCTTTAGAGTTCTCTAAATTAATAATAGCATCATACCTACATAACCATTGGAATAAAGCTGGGTGGATGAAGTGGTATCTTACCTTAGCAGTAGGTGTATTAATGATAATCACATCAGCTGGTATCTATGGATTCCTAACTGCTGCTTATCAAAAAACAGCTGACCAACTTGGTGTTATGGATAAACAGATAAATGTAATTGAACTAAAAAAGAATAGGTTTAATGAACAATTAAATTATTTTATGAATGAGAAATCCAGCCTAAGTACATCGATTGGTGATTTAAGGAATGGTATAACTAATAATAAGATACAATATAAAGACACGCTTGGTAATATAATTACGACACAATCATCCTCAACTCGAAGGTTATTAACAAAAGAGTTAGACTTGGCTGTACAATCACGAAATGATATTAGTATAAAGATAGAATCAGTTACAGATTCAATTACAAGGCTTGACTTACAAATATTAGATTTAGAATCTAATAATGAGATAGCCGCTGAAATTGGGCCTCTTAGATATATGTCTGAAATAACTGGTAAAGCTATGAATGTAATTGTAAATTGGTTTACATTACTAATTGTCTTTGTGTTTGACCCATTAGCGATAGCTATGGTAATAGCATTAAATAAGTTATTAGGAAACGATAAAAAAAATAAAGAAGCTGAAGATATTGATGATAGTGAGAAGGTTTTAGATATTATAGATGATGGTATGTGGACTGAAGAAGAGATGCAAGATTTTAACGAGCAGTTTAATGCTGATGAAAAAACGGGCGGAGATAGTGAAAAAGAGGTGGAAAAAGAACAACCTCAAAAAGAAGAAGTAAGGTTTGTTCCTAATGAAAAAGTTGAAACCTTAGACACTAAAGAACTTTATGGTGAATCCATAAAACGTAACTCAAAACACAACTACGCTGACACTTCTAAAAAATAAACAAAAACATTTGGTATTCTCATACAAATGTTGTATATTAGTATAACTTTAATAATAGAATTATGGACGAACTATACGGAAATGAATCGAACACCTATTTAGATGATAGTATATCGGTTTCCTATAATAAAGAAGAGCAAGGAATGACAGACCCAAACAGAAAGTATTTCAGAGAATTCGACTATGGTATTGATACTAAAGATAATGTAATTATTATTGAAGGTGAAATACAATCAGGAATGACATTCTATGTCGTTGCTAAAACACGATTGTTAATGAAACTTAACGAAGATGTTAAGGTGTTCAATATTCTATTAAATTCTCCAGGAGGAGATGTAATAGAAACTTTGGCTTTAATTGACTTTATGGATACAATGAAAGCACAAGGTATAACTTTTAATATTATAGTTAGGGGAGCAGCCATGTCTGCAGCTGCATTACTACTTACTTGTGGAACTGGTAATCGAATGATATCAAAACATTCTAAGATTATGGTTCACCAATTATCAACAGTTGTTGTTGGTAAATTAAATGATGTAAAATCTAATGCTAAATTTAGCGAAGAATTAGAAAGCGATTGTAATGAATTAATGGCTAAATATTCTAACGAAGATAAAGCATATTGGGAAAACATATCATCATCAGATTTCTTTATGTCATCTGAACGAGCTAAGGAGTTAGGAATAGTAGACGTAATAATTTAAATAATATAAAATGACAAATTTCTTTACAGCAGAAGAACTTGTAGAAAACTACCAAAAGTTCAGAAAGTTAATCAACCAAACCTTTACTGGTGAAAGGTTGGAATCTCTTAACAAAATGTATGACCATTATGAAGAGAGAATGATTTACACACCAGCATCATCAGTTGAACATTATCATAATGCATTTCCAGGTGGATATGTAGACCATGTACTTAGAGTGTGTAGAAACTCACTAAAGGTATACGACCTATGGAAAGACCTTGGAATGATAATGGAAGACATTGACAGAGAGACCTTGTTGTTTACAGCACTTCACCATGACTTAGGTAAGTTAGGTACTGCTGACAAAGACTATTATATAAAGAATGATTCTGAGTGGCATGTTAAGAATCAAGGAAAGATATATAAAACAAGTCCTGATATTCATTGGATGAATACCAATGACCGAACTATGTTCAACCTAAATCATTTTGGTGTAAAGTATACCGAAGTGGAAATGATAGGTATGAGATTAACTGATGGGTTATATGACGAAGGTAATAAACAATATTACATTAAGTACAATAACGATGACAGATTAAAAACCTCATTACCATTCATCATGCACACTGCAGACCAGATGGCTGCTATTTATGAAAACAAAAGATGGGAAACACAAGGTAGTAAAGTTAAATCAACTCGAAACCCCAATGGTAGACCGTCAGCTAAAGGTAAGTTAAGCGATACGTTTTCTAAACAAACAAAAACGTCTGTAAATGTATTTGATGCATTTAAAGACATAGTAGAAGATTAATATGATAACAACAATTATTATACTCAATACAATTGTATCATTAGTATTCATTTTTACAACATGGAATTTACTCCGTAAGAACGAAGCTACTGAGGATGTTGTTGAAGAGCAGGAAAACACAATATCGACAATCGCTCAAAAGATTGATAAGTCGATGGAAAAGTTAAAAGACTTAGATACCAAAGGAGCATTTGAAGCTGACGATGAGACTGGGACTATATTTAAGCAGATGTATGAAATAATAGAAGACTTAGAAAAATATTATGGCCAAGAAGCGAAGGAAACGAAGTAAGAGGTATTTTACAAAAATCACAGAAATAGCTATAAACGCATATAATGGTTCTGATGATATGAAGTTAAAGAATAAAATCTACAATAGATTTATTCACTACCCATTCGATAAGTTGTCTGAAAATGTAATACATACTTACAAAACGTATTACTTCGATGTTCCTTACGATGACGTAAAGGCAAACGTAGTAGCTTTTCTAAATCAAAAGATAACTAAATTCAATGGAGAAAATGGTAGAGCATTTTCCTACTTTACAGTTGTAGCTAGAAACTACCTCTTCAATGAAAACAATCAGAACTACCAACGTATGAAGCAAAAAGATAAGGTAGAAGCGATTGATACTTCAAGAAATATAACGAATGAAGTATTTGATAAAGAAATGAGAGAATCGGTATCTGACTTTTTTGATTTCTATGTAAGATATATAGATGCTAATCTATTTAAATTGTTTACAAAAGAACGAGACCAAAAAATTGCTGACTCTATTAATGAGTTATTTAGAACACGACACGACCTTTATTCGTACAACAAAAAGGCACTCTACATACTTATTAGAGAAAGAACCGGCGTACAAACACAATATATAACAAAAGTAATTGGAAAATTAAAATACTTATATAAAGAATTATATATCGATTATTTAAATGGTGGTTTACAAAATCTAAACCATAGAATTGAGGAATTCAATGACCAAAGACGATGAAATATTTAAAGGAAAGTCTTTTGCTGACTTGATGGGGGATATATACTCCAATCAAAAAAAGAAAGATAGACAAATTAAACTACTGATTGCACAACTTGAACCAATGGTCAAGAATCTAAATGATGCATCAGTAGTTGTTCCATTAATAAAGGAATATCTTGACATATCAGTTAGGAATGATGACGCATTAGTAAAACTAGCGGCTATTGTTCAAAGAATGATGAAAGACAATAACTCATCAGACGATGGTGGGTTTATGTTATCAGAAGACGAAAAGCGCCAACTAATGGACGCTATCGATGAAGTAGAAAAAGATTTACCTAAAGAAGAAAGTGGAGACGAGTAATGGTAGGTACTGTTAAACAAGTTAAACTTAATGACTCCGAATCTGATTTTCTACACTCCATAATAGTAGAAATCAATAATGGTGGAAACGCTTTTAGTGAAGTTGTAGCATGGCCAATGGACACGAATATTCAACGTGTTCCTGTTATAGGTGAAATGATTCATATTCTAAAACATCCCGGACCAGACGCTAGTTCATTATCAAGAACTTCAAGATACTACTATACAACTTCGGTATCTTTACAACGAAACATAAATCACAACGTACTTCCTAAATCTTCACTTGGGTTATCATCTGGTACAGACGGTGGTAGTTACGAAGCAGCTGCAGCAGGGAATCCATCGGGTGGTGGTTCTTCTGATTTTGCTTTTGATTTTGGATTTGAAGAAGTAGCTGACCTATCACAACTTCAACCATTTAGTGGTGATGTTTTACTTGAAGGTAGATTCGGTCAATCGATAAGATTAGGATATACACCATCAGGAGCACAAACATCTAAAGAACCTACTTGGTCAGGCCCACCAGCAAACCCAATCACAATTTTAAGAAATACTCAAAAAGCAGATGGTTGGAACACATTCACAATCGAAGATGTAAATGATGACGACACGTCAATATACCTTACATCGGGACATAAAATATCCCTTGACTCAGCACATGATGTAGCTGGAGCTAGGGGGATTATACCAACAGCAGTCTACACTGGTAATCAGATTGTAGCTAATAGTGATAGGATTGTACTTAATGCTAAAACAGATAGTGTAGCTATCATTGGTAGTGGTGATGTAAATATATCAACTCCAACATGGAAAGCTGCTATGGATAATATGTTTACTCAAATCGAAGAAATCAAAAATGAGTTAAATGAGTTAACAAGTGCTGTGAGTAGTTTTGCGCAAGCTGGAGCAATTGGAAACATTTCTACAACTCCAAACACTATTGTAGGGGTAAATGCCCCACTTGCTGGCGCAGGTGCTACACTCAAAGGACAAACAGCCGCAATAACAGCTCGTATTGCAAAAATAACGACTGAATTGGGCTTAATGAAACAATAAAAATAATTTAAACTATTTATTACTATGGACACAAACAAATTTGTAAAAGCAATCAAATTGTTAATTAAAGAAGAGGTAAAAAAGCAAGTAGCTAAACAGACAATGGCTATTAAGGAATCTCTTTTAAAAGAAGCTAATACTCCAAAGCAAGCGATTAGTCGAAAAACTAAAAGTAAACCAAACACAGCAATGTTCAAAGAGAACAAGTTTTCTGATTTATTAAATGAAACCGCTAATGATGGTCAATGGAGAAATATGAGTGGTACACCAAATGGTATGTTTGGGGCTGATATGGCTCAAGCATTTGGTGGTAATGGTCAAGTAAATACATCCATGATACCACAAACAGATTCAGATGGACGAACAACTGATATGCAGAAAGTCGTTGACTCTGGTGTAGCAGATGCATTAACACGAGATTACTCAGGGCTAATGAAAGCTATTAATAAAAAGAAATCAGGGTTATTGTAATGGCAAAAGCTAGAGTATCACAAAAGATAAATCCTTTAGATTTACAAAAGAATGTGGCAGTTGGAATACCATTCCCATTAGGGGGTACTCCAATATTCGCTAGCACTTACACAACACAAGACCAAGCTTTATCTAATTTAAAAAATTTACTATTAACGCGTAAAGGAGAACGACCACTACAACCATTATTTGGAACAGATATTCCATCATTCTTATTTGAAAATATAACTCAAGAGCTATTAGATAATCTAAAAGATACTGTATCGGAAGATATTAAATTCTGGCTACCATATATTAATATGACTGAAATAGTAGTAGAAAACTTAGCGGATAGTAATAGAGTTAATATTTCTTTTACATTTTCTGTTGGAGAAAGTGGAGCAAATAACATAATTATATTAAATGTAGATGAACAAGGTGGTCTATCAATAGCATAGGGTAATAGGATATGGCAGATAAAATTAAAAAAGATGTTAGTTTAATAGGTAGAGATTTTGGAAGTATAAGAACTAATCTTATAGACTTCACAAAAAACTATTTCCCTCAAACTTACAATGACTTCAACGAGGCTTCTCCTGGTATGATGATGATGGAAATCGCATCATATGTAGGTGATGTACTTTCGTACTATACGGATGTTCAGTTAAGAGAGTCTCTATTAGAACAAGCACAAGAAAAAAAGAACGTATTTGCAATCGCACAATCTTTAGGATATAAACCTAAACTTAATGTGCCAGCAACTTCTAAGTTAAGTATGTACCAATTAGTTCCAGCTATTGGTACTGGTGTTAATGTATCGCCTGATTTTAGATACGCACTTACTCTTCAAGAAGGAGCTAAAGTCACCGCAGAATCTGATGGTGATATTGCATTTACTACAAATCAAAAAGTTAGATTTAATTATTCATCATCATTCGACCCAACGGAAGTATCCGTTTATCAAATAGATGACAATACAAATCTACCAGTAAAATTTCTTTTGAAAAAATATGTACAAGCTACAAGTGGTAAAGAGAAGGTTAAAACATATACATTCGGTTCTCCTAAGATATATGATAAGATACGATTAAAAGATGAAGATGGTTTAATTGACGTAATTAAAATAATGGATTCTGAGGGTGATGAGTGGACTAAGGTAGATTACCTTGGGCAAGATACTGTATTTGAAGAATCACCTAACACATCAGAGTACTCACTAAAGCATTCAGCATTTGCAAGTGAAACTCCAGCTTTATTAAAATTAAAAAAAGTTCCTAAACGATATATAACTCGTGTAACAGACGAGGGGGAGATTGAAATTCAATTTGGAGCAGGCGTATCATCAAATGCTGATGAAGAGTTACTTCCAAATCCAGATAACGTTGGGTCATCATTGTACAATGCAACTGGTAACTTAAATCAAGGACTTGACCCATCAAACTTTTTGTATTCAAAAACCTATGGAGTCGCTCCAGCAAACACTACATTAAGTGTAACGTATAGAATTAGTAAGGGTGTTATTGATAATGTTGTTGCACAAGATTTGAATAAGTTAGCTAATGTAGTTATCGAAACAACAGATATAGGATTAGATGGTGACTTATTTAAAGAAGCTAAAAAGTCAATAGCAGTATCAAATGAAGTACCAGCAATGGGTGGTAAGTTTGAAGAGACCATGGATGAGGTAAGAGAAAATGCTAAAGCATATTTTGGAGCTCAGGCAAGAGCAGTAACACGAGAAGATTATGTAGTAAGAGCTTACGCTATGCCACCTCAATTTGGTTCTATATCAAAAGCATTTGTGGCGCCAGATTTTCAAATCCAAACATTATTAGATGATGGGGTATTTACAGATACATCTGTTTCAAATCCATTAGCTATAAACTTTTATGTATTAGGATACGATTCTAACAAGAAACTTGCTTTAATAAACAACGCAACTAAAACAAACTTATTAAACTATATGTCTTTTTATAGAATCCTAACAGATGCTATCAATATAAAGAATGCATATATAGTAAATATTGCTATTGATTTCGAACTTGTAGTTAAACCAAACTTTAACGCTAACGAAGTTCTTTTAAATTGTATAGCTAAATTAAAAAATTATTTTGCAGTAGACAAAATTGGAATCAACCAACCCATTCTGTTATCTGACCTTTATGTAATGTTAGATGAAGTTGACGGTGTTCAGAGTGTGGTTAGACCGAACGCTTTAGGTGAGGGTGGTTTACAAATAATAAATAAAGATGGTGGTCAATATTCACCACGAAAGTATAACATTAAGAACGCTACAAAGAAGGGTATTGTATACCCACCTAAAGACCCATCGGTATTTGAAATTAAATTTCCTGATATTGATATTCGTGGTAGAGTAGTTCCGTTATTTTAGAGGTAAAACATGATTTATAGAATATATCCACAAAAAGACGCTACAATATACGAAGACAATGTTCGTAAGTCTCAAAACACAGGTAAAGATGAAATTCTTGAAGTCGGAAAGTTTTACGACACAGATAACACTACCCTATTAGGTAACTCACGAGCTTTAATTCAATTTAATTTAAACGAGTTAAAGAGTCTTGTGGATGCTGGTACAATAACATCACCACAATATAGACTTAGATTAGAAAACATTGAGAGTAGAGAAATACAATCGGACTACACTCTATATACGTTTCCATTAAAAGAATCTTGGGAAGAGGGTATTGGAAAAATAGACTATCCATTAAAAGACCAAAGTGTTACTTGGACACAACGACTAAGTGGTTCAAGTTGGGATACAGCAAATTCAACAGTGGACAAACCACTTGACGCTGCAACAGTTGGCGCATTAGAAGCATATTATGATTTCGTTGGTAATACTGGTGGATTTACATTAGTTGAAGCTATCAATGGTACATTAGGTGAAGTACCATCTGTACAAGCAATAGATGGTAAGTTAGTATTATCATCATCTAATTTTAGTGGTGGAACGGCAAACTTGTCAGCATCATTGGACGATGCTAAAATATATAATATTCATTTTGATTTTAATAGAGACACATTATCAGGTGTAGATTTTAATGTAATCGACCCAAGCGGTTCACGATTAAATGATGAAATTGTAGGATACAAGGAATCAATATCAGCTACTGGAACTTACAAACTTGGATTTACATCAAGTATGGCCGGTCAGTATAAAATACAATATACATTCTTTGATACTAACGGAGCTGATGGTTCATCGGGTAATATTGACAACTTCTTATTATTTGCAACAACACCTCCTGGTACATTAATCTTAGACCAATTTAATGTTGAGTCAGATACACTACCTACTACTTACACCTTAAACCAACCAATTACGGGTGATGCTGGAAATCCACAAACTACTGGGTCTGCTGTCATTAGTAATAGTAAAATGCAATTAAACGCAAACGGATTTGGCGGAGCAACTCTTAATAGAAAATACTATTTACAAGCTGACGCTGGGTATACTGCTAGTTTCGATTTAGATTCTGGTAACTATAAAACAACATACGCTGATGGAACTGCACAAGGAATTGAATTTGATATTATTGATCCTGATGGTCGTGTGGTTGACACAAATGACTTAACTGGATATGTTAAAAATATAACATCAAGCCTATCTCCATCAATTTCATTTAATGCACGTCAAAATGGAGATTATTTGTTTAGATGGACATTCTTCGCTAGTGGTAGTTATTCGGCTAGTGGGTCATTGGACAACTTTAATTTAATCTCATTTAATGTCGATACAACCTCATCGTTATACGCCGATGTATTTTATGACGCACGTTGGTCTGTAACCGAAGGTGGGGGTACATGGTTCACGTCATCATTTAGCGGATTACACTACACCCAATCATTTGATAAATACACAGAAAGTTTTGACACCAATGTAACACAATATGTTACAGAGTGGATTGATGGAACTCGTAATAACAATGGGTTCATAATCAAAAAGAAAAATGTAGATGAGAGTTCTCCAACAAAGTTTGGTACAATCAAATTCTTTTCATCAGACACGCATACAATATATCCACCTGTTTTAGAAACACGATGGGATGATTCTTCTTTTGTTACGGGGTCACTATCATCATTAGTTTCAGACGATATAGTAGTTTATGTTAAAAACCTACAAACCGAATATAAAGAAAAATCAAAAGGTAAGATACGAGTATTTGGTAGAGAACGATATCCAAGTAGAAGTTTTGCGTCAAACCCATTAAAGTCTATAAAGTATTTACCAACCACATCATATTACTCGATAGTTGACGCCGATACAGACCAAGTTATTATTCCATTTGATACAAGCTATACAAAGTTAAGTTGTGATTCAAGTGGTAATTACTTTAACTTTTGGTTTAATGGATTACAACCTGAAAGATTCTATAAGTTTTGTTTTAGAGTAGACCAAGGTGGTACAACACGATACTATGATGATAATTTTTATTTTAAAGTGGTAAGATAATATGGCAATGGCACCTACAACAAATCAAACATCTACACCAGTTAACGTAGATTCAGGAACTCCATTACAAGCACCAAGTGGAGAAAACCCACAGGTGTCACGTCCTATTGAGCGAAACGTTAGAGGTCAGATAATATCATATGAGATAGTTCCAAATAGTTCAGACCTTGCAACACCAACATATGGACAGTTGCCTGTACTACCAATAGAAGGTACTCCATCAACAAAAGCTACACGATATGATGACCAAACGTTTAGAAATAATATAGATACAGTTATCAAGAAATTGTCATTTGTATACCCAAGTGTTCCAGCCGGAATTAATACAGGAACTTATTCACAAATCCCAAGAGACTTAGCTACAACAGCTGGATGGGGTTATGTAGAAGGTCAAACAGAAACCACATCAATGGTGCCACCAGGTTACATTGATAATAATATGGCTAACCTTAATAATGCACAAGCTAATCAACCAGCTGGAAACACAAGTGGTGGTGGAGTAGGTAACCTATCGGGTGTTACTGGTGGTTCAAACTCCATTGGTGGTGGTGGTGGTGGAAACTATTACTCAGATGACTATTACTCAGATTAAAGGAATATATGTTTTATTTTAGAGCAGGTAACATAGAAACTCGAACCCCATGGAATGAACCAACAATGATGGCATTCAAATCATGGTGGGGTCAGCTTAAAAAAGCTACTAACTTAGACGACTATAAAGTTTATTTAGTAGGTTCATTTGCAGAAAAAGTGTATGGTGCTAATATTAAAACAAATGATATTGATATAATACTAAGAGGTGAGATTAAAAGTTATCCTAATTTAAAAGATGTTTTAGATAAAGCAATGATTTTAGGATTTCAAAATAAACTACTTATAGATATAAAATGGCAAAATCAAAATCTTTATCAAGAGCATTTAGCTATAAGAAAAAAGTGTCAACGAATACAGAAAACTGAAAAGTTTACACGAATTAAAAATTTTACTGAATACGAAGCAAGAGATATTAATACGCCAAGGACTATAACAAGATATGAAACCAAATATAGAGTTACACCATTACCATGTGGATTGTATCAAATGGATGGTTATGATTATCGTACAATAGCTAAAGCTAAAAAAAGAGTACAAGAGGATATTTATTCTGGAGTACATTTGGATATAAAAAATGCCTTTAGATAGATATACAAATACCGACCAAGTTAATTCCAAGTCTCCTACTTTTGGGCAGACGTGGTCTGCAGACGATTTAGCCGCTATATCAAATGGGATAGTTGAGTTAGAGCTACAACCACAAGATTTAACTGGTACTGGTGTACGGGGTCTTACGATTCCAACAATGGAGTACCACGTTTATTCTGGTGACCAAAGACAATACTCAAGTATTGGTAATCAAATAAAAACCAATGTTCCAGCAAATGGAACATCTCCTGCTATTTTAGTACAACCTGAAAAGGATATTAGATATGCTGGATTTCAATCGGGTACATATTCAATTGTATATAATCATGTTCATCAAGTAGCTAGGGGTAGAATAACAGAGATATCCGCAGACAAAAAAGAAATTAGAATTGCTTCAGTAACCCCTAATGCATTTTTGGGATTACGAAACGTATACAATGGAAAAAATATTGGAAGTCCAAGTAATTCTTTTGAGGGCAGAGATAATCATACGCCATTTATTTTAAACTTAGGTAATAACAAAATAAATAATGTCTTAGATATGGCATTCTTTGGAACGTTAAATCCTGTTACTGTTGCCACTCTGCCCTATCCAAACGATGGAGCAGGTTTGGTTTGGATACCAACTTCTACAACCTTAGATGGTAATGGTGGTGTTGGTAAATGGGCAACGTTTATGGAAGTAGACACGACTCGACCATTCAATACAGTTTATCCGGGAAGTGCAACAGCGTATCCTGTAACCCAAAACTTTGATAGATATAAACTAACAAGAAACTCTAATACTACATTGTCTTGGATTAAGAAAGATGATGAGCCGTTCTTAACATCTGGATCATTACCACCAGATGTACCACAAGATACGGCAAGGTTAGTAGAAACGGGTGGTACTGTTGTTATTAATACTGACAATCTTAGCTTAACATATAATACACAAGCTGATGGATTACAATCAGTAGATGAGGCAATATTAAAGTTATATACGGAAGTTGACTCATCAGTTAAAATTAATGACGTAGTAGATGTTCAATTAGAATTAATAAAACCTTATGTTGAGAAATTAATAGTCTTCAATGCATTGGAAACAATCGGTAGTGCTAATGATTTTTCTGAACCAAACTTTAACTACGAATTAGCATCATCCAATAATGGTAGTGGAGAATTTGAAAGTTGGAATAGTTTGTTAGACGCAGGATACCCAACTAGCCAACAAGTAATAGACAAGTTTTTTAGTGGGTCTTTAGGTAACATTAAACTAAACACCGACCATTCAGATTTTTCAAACTTTGTAAACTTCTCGTCAGCAGCTGAGAGAGTCAAGAACTTTAGATATAAACTACAACAAATTGAAAGATTTGATTCAAGAATTTCCACATTAAATAATGTAAGTGGTTCTGAAGCATTAACTAACATATCTCAATCACAAAATAGACGAGACGCATTAATTGGTGGATTTGACGATTTTGAATATTGGTTATATTATAGTAATCAAGCTTCACTATATACACATCACTCATCATCTGAGTTTATTGTAGAACCATACCCAAAAGCTTCTACAAATCCAAATGAGCTCTATGGGTCAACAACTTCACAAGGTAAGTTGTGGTATAATAAAACTTACAAAATAGCTGAAGACTATGATGCCGTAAACGCTGGAAGATTACGAAATTTAATTCCTGTAAATATACAAGATGACGAAAAGAACTCTGAGTATATAACATTTATTAATATGCTTGGGCAACATTTTGATATAGTATGGACTTACATAGAAGCTCTAACAACTGTAAACCTACGAGAAGAACATCCAAAAGATGGACTTCCAAATCAATTAGTCGATGTAGTAGCTGAAGGGTTTGGTTGGAAGTTGTTCAACGGATACTCAGACGCAGCTTTATGGAATTATGAATTAGGTGTTAATAAAACAGGTACTAATGATGGGATTAATTCCGGCTCACTTGAGACGAAACCTACAAAAGAAATAGTACAAGAAACGTGGAGACGTTTACTAAACAACTTACCTGGTATATATAAATCTAAAGGTACTGCTAGGTCATTTAAATCATTGATATCATCATATGGTATTCCAAGTTCATTTCTTAAAATTAGAGAGTATGGTGGGCCAAAAATCGCAGATACTAAAAATGTATACGAACACGATAGATTTGTATATAAACTAAAATTATCAGGCGGTCAACCAGCCATACACCCATGGGATACTATACAATCTAAACGACCAGGTGCTATTGAAATTATAGGAAAAATGCCACAAGGTAACCATACTGTATTTAGATTACACCAATGGGATGGGGCTACTTCTGATTTGAGATGGCATTACAACTCTCAATTAGCTACTGGACATTTCTCAGTCACAAACGGAAGTTCAGCGTTTATGACCACACCAACTGTTCCATATAAGAAACAACGTGATATCGCTGTGACAGTAAACTCTGGTTCTGGTGGATATAGTTTATATTCTGCGTGGGTAGACGATTGGGGTGATATACTAGCTAATCCGACTGCATCAACAACATCACATGATATTAATATTATTTGGAACTCAACACAACAATCAAGTAGTTTAAACAGATTAGAATCTCCATTTAATAATGGAATTAATACAACTTCAAGTATTCAAGAAGTCAGATATTATTCAGAACCATTATCAAATGAGATAATTCAAGAACACGCTAAAAATAGAGAAGCTTATTTTAGTGACGACAATACAACTGACTTAGATTTAGATACTTCATTTGAAAAAGTATTATACAGAATATTTCCTGATAGTACTTTTAACACAATTAGTGGTTCTATAATATCAAGACATCCAAATCAAAAAATATCAACTTCGGACTATGGTCATTTCTTATCAGCATCATATGCAAACGGAAGTCCGAGTCAATTGGTGGGTGAAGTTGATACGATGTATGTAACAATTCCATCAGTAGGTGCATTAAACCTTACTAACAATAAAGTAAGAATTGAATCAGGTTCGTTAAAAGGCCCATTACTATTTGATAAATCAAATGAAGTGAGTCAATATGATTTTGCTCCAAATGATTCAAACCTATTAGGAACATACTTTTCAACAACAGATACTGTCAACTTTGATATATACGCATCAGAGGGGTATTTTGAAATAGATGATTTAGTAGGGGATACTGATGTCAGAAATAACGATGGTTATGATATATTAGACTTTAGAGCTAGAAACTATTTTCAAAAGTATACTGGTCGTACTGGTATTCAATTAATCATAGATATGTTATCAAGATATGATATGTCTATATTTGATTCTATGAAACAAATTGTACCTGCGAGAGCTGATTGGCACAAAGGTATATTGATTGAACCTCATGTATTTGAAAGAAATAATTACAAAAGACCTGACACTATATCACATACTGACCATCAGTACAAAGCTAATCCTATTACTGTGGTACAAAGTATTAGTGGGTCATTCCTTCATTTGTCCTCAAGTATTGACATAGATAATTTTACATCAGCTGTTTACAAGTTTGAAAAAATACAAAGACTAAATATAACAACTGGTCAATACTTTGATGATACAAACCCGTATTGGGAATATTCACCAACAGGTTCACATATAACAAATGCGAGAATGTCATCTCACTACTTAGAACCAAAATACTTTTATAGTAATTCAGTAAGTGCTTCTTTAGGAATCGAATTCGCTAATTCAGCATCGTTTCATTTCGCAAGAGTACAAGACACACGTCTTGCTGGTAATATAGAAAATTTACTTTACAATGGTTGTAAAATATCAAGTGATTCATTAACAACAGATTCATTAGATACACCCGATGGTGGGCCTGTGATTGAAATAACTAAAGTTGAACCAACTGTATTAGTGTACAATACTCCATCTGATAATGGTAGTGTAGGTTCAGGTGCTGGTAGTGGTACAAAACCTATCAAACCTGTTAAACTCGTTCCTGTTGAAGATTTAGTAGCATATATCAAAGAAGTAGATAAAGAAGACGCTGTTGATTCAGCACAAGACGTTGAGAGTTCATTCCAAGTATCTAAACCACTTCCAATCCCAAGGGTTAAAGGAATACGAGGTGGTAAAGCAGCTAGTAACCCAAAAATAATACCAAATCAAACTCGTATATCAACTGATATAGTTCAACGAGGATTAAGGGGTAGACGAAATAGAAACGCACGTAATTTAGGGTTTTAATTTACCTTAAATAAACTATAAAACAAGAAATAGGTTAAATAATAAAAAAAACTATATTTATATGTATAAAAGAGGAAAACAATTATGGGATTTTTAGATAATTCATCTGTAACAGTAGACGCTATACTTACTAAGCGTGGAAGAGAGTTACTTGCCGAAGGTAGGGACAAATTTCAAATCACTCAATTCGCATTAGCTGATGATGAGGTAGATTATGACCTTTGGAATCCCGCGCATTCATTAGGTAGTGACTACTATGGTATTGTAATCGAGAATATGCCAGTATTAGAGGCTATTACCGATGAGAACTACTTAATGAAGTATAAACTTCTATCGTTACCAAAAACAACAGTTAAGTTACCATACCTAACTGTATCACAAACTTCTATCTCAGTAAGAGAAGAAGAAATAATGGTGCCGATTAATGTTACAACCAAAAATGGTGGTAACGAACAATTAGGATACACTGCTATATTACTTAATAGTGACGTTGGAACAATAACAGGTAATGCTGGTGTTCCAGGAAAAGTAAGTCCTGTAATAAATGTTAATTCATACGCTACAAGTAAAGCAATCGCTGTTAATGGGTTAAACTCATTTTCATTCATACCAACTTCAACTCTACCTGTTGACAAAGTGACAACAACAAGAATTGTAATTATTGGTAATGAAACTGGTGGACGTGTAGAAGTAGATGTAACTGTTTCACCTAAGTTAAATCAATAAGAGGAATAAGACATGGCAATAAATGATTTTTTCGGTGGATTTGGAAACGGATTCGGAATGGGCTCTGGAGGCGGTGGTGGATACTATGGCGGTGGTAACCCTTACTTTAATACAAATGGTAGCAATCTGTTTGGCGGTGGTGAAGGTGTAAACTTTAACGGCGGCGGTGGTGGTGCAACATACTTAGGTGACCCACGAAATATATTAACTCAAGGCGGTGGTAATGTCGTAGCTACAGGTGGTGGTAATACTGTAGCCGCAGGTGGTGGCCCACGAAAGGCTGATATCGCTACAATAGATAATATCGCAGTTGATGATGTCATACAAGATGACACACCAATCATTCCAGCTGGAGCATATGATTATGGAAGTGGTAAAGTCTATTCGGCATTTACAACTGAAGACATTGTAGAAGGTGGAACTAAAAGAGTAACAAGAGGATTGTGGAGTGGTAATAGTGGTGAGTTAACTGTATTCCATACTTCATCATACCAATCAAATACTCAAAAACAATATTACTATGAGATATATAACGGAGACCCAACTGTATCAACAAATGAACCTCAGTTCTCAGTTGCATATGGTCACTACGCTGGTAGTGGTTCTTTAGGAACAAACGAAGATTCTCCTTCATCTGCTATATATTCTCAAATGCAACAAATCTTATTATCTTCAAATCAAAAGAAATTTAAGTTTTCTGATGAGTCACAAGATGACATATACGCTATAGCTATAAACAGAGCACGAATCAAAGATAGATTAGACCCAGGAAATTGGGAGTTATGTATCTCAGGTTCAGCTGGAAAACCAATGCTAAGACTTATTGATGATAGTGGAGACACAGACCAAGCAGGTAATGCTAGACAAACCAAGTACAACATTGTAAGTGGTTCTCTACTTAATGGTGTTCAAAGTTCGGCTCAAATATATGGTGAAGTATACCCACAACATGGTATCATCATATTAGGTGCAGCTGCTATGGATGCTTCGGCTTCATTAGGAACAGTACGAACTGTATCAGACGCACAAAACCATAACAAATTGTTTAATGCAATTAGTGGTTCAGCTGAAGATAGTGTACTAAATGGATTCCAAGCTAGAAGTGAAGAAGAGATAAAGTCAACATTCTATTTTATTAGAGCTAAGAACGCTGAGTATAACTTTAGTAATAACCCAACATATGTTTCGGGTTCTGAAGGTAGATTAGCACAAAATACATTTGTAGGTGACCCTAAGACATATATTACTTCGGTAGGTCTTTACAATAATGATAATGAATTGTTAGCAATAGCTAAGTTATCAAAACCAATACTAAAATCATTCTCTAATGAGATATTAGTAAAGGTTAAATTAGACTTTTAAAAAATGAACCAGTATGGCTATATTAAAAAGGATATTCAATCAAGGTATACAAACGTATCCCTTTATCGCTCATAAAACATATGAAGTGACGACTGCTAATTATTCGTCATCATTTGAAATATCTATACTACGAGGAACGTCACCCAATGGAACACATACGGAAGTATCTACTTCTAAACACCAAGGTGTAACATTCGATTCAACACTAGCAACTGGCTCAGGTGCTATAAGTGAAGAGTTAAATAAAATTCCGCAACAAGTAGTATGGTCTTCAATAAATTCAACGTGTTTTAAGAAAGATGGTAAGACGTTATATCCTACGGCATCAATCATATCGATACCTCAACAAAAAATAGGACTTGGTATTAAACCCAAATCTGTACAAATTACAGATTATTCTTTTGATGGTGGTAATTTATTTTTAAGCTCATCATATCAAGACGATGACTTTGGTTACATTTATGATACCGAAATTGATACTACACATTTTATCAATGAAAGTAACAATAGAGTTTACTTAGGATTTAATGGTGGTGTATTTGGTAAATTATATAAAGCAAGCAAAGATGAATCCATTTCCAATACTCCAATAGAAGTTTCTAATTTAAAAATTTGTAAGGGAATTGATACACAAGGACAATCACCAACACCGACATCGGCAAGTGGTTATGGTGTAACAATGACTGCTAATTCTGAATTAACAATACCAGCAGCTCACCTTTCTCCATTTACAACATCCAGGTCGTGGGGAGTTTCTATGTGGATTAAACTACCACAAAGTCAATCATTTACAGAAAAAATAACTAATACTATTATTAATAAAAAGAATCAACGAGTAAACAACTACGCTGCTCATAGACCATTCAGAGCTGACCAATTGGATTTCAAAAGAAGACCTGATGCGTTTCCATTCTCAATAGAAGTATATAATCAAGCCGCGGGTTCTGATAACGGAAAGCTAGCGTTTACATACAGTAGAAGTAGTGGTAAAGCATTACCAAGTATTATAGCAACTTCATCGGCTAAAGTTAATAATGAATCATGGCATAATGTAATGGTAAGCCATACAGCCGCAACTGAAAAGACAAGTGGTCAACTTAATTTTTATCTAAATAATGAAATAATGGGTAGTAGTGAAACTAGACTTACCGATATAATAGATAATGAGTATGACTTAAATATAATGTGTACTGACCAATCCAAAACGCAAAATGGAACAAGTGGTTCTTTAGATGAAGTTAGAATTGTCACCCAAGAACTAACGAGTGGTAACAGAATGTCATTATATAATAACCACATAACAAGTGGTTCGGCATATCAAACAAATAATGTAGGTTATGTGTTTCATAAAAAGGGGTTAATAGTAATAACAGACCCAAGGCCTAAATATCAAAATTGTTTTTTAGGTGATGGTAATTGGAATTACGCTGACCACGATAGAACATTTGAATTTAAATACAAATCTACAAAAAAAATTGAACAACAATCGATACTATGTGAAATTGGAAAAAATGAGTTTAATGTATCACAAAATAACACCTTAAGACTAAGTGGTGTTGAAGATGATTATACTTTGAAGAACTTTGTAACAGGTTCTGATTTTAGACCATATATTACATCCGTAGGACTATACAATGATGGTGGTGAATTAGTCGCTATAGGTAAACTGGGTTCGCCCTTAAAGAAAAGACGTGATGTTGATGTCACAGTAGATGTTCGATTAGATTTTGAATAGTTATGAATAAAAAAGGCAATTGGAGTCACATCCAAAAACAAAAAGGACATAAGTCCGGCCTTGAGACACGAATTGATGAACAATTAAAAACTCAAGGAATTGATGGGGAGTATGAACAACACGAAGTATCATATACAATCCCAGCAACTTACCATACTTACAAACCTGATTTTAGATTACCCAATGATATCTTTATAGAATCAAAGGGATGGTTCTTACCAGAAGACAGAAAGAAGCATTTATTAATTAAAGAACAAAATCCTGACATGGATTTAAGGTTTGTATTACAATCCCCAAATGGTAAAATATACAAAGGTTCTAAAACCACTTATGCACAATGGTGTGAAAAGAATGGGTTTAAATGGGCTAAGAAAGAAATACCTCAAGAATGGATAGATGAAAAACCAATTAAGAAATTCTTTGGTTAATTGAAATATTTTTTGTATATTTAGAACAATATGGAAGATAGACTACTCGAATTGTTAGAGTCTGTTCTTGGTATATCCAAGAAAACGTCTGGTGATAATTACGCATTTTATTCACCATTCGTAGACCACTACAAACCTAAGTTAGAGATTAACATTAGGATTACAGCTAATGGGCAAAACCCATGGCATTGTTGGATTTCTGATGAAAAGGGTAGAACCATCAAGGGGTTACTTAAAAAGATACGCGTATCCAAACAAATTTGGGATGAGTATAATGCAATATTTAGTAGAATCAATAGATACAGCTACGACCAAGGTAACGACCAAGTTAACGACCAAGTTGAGCTTCCAAAAGAATTTAAACCACTTTACAAACCAACCTCATCATTCAAGTATAAACACGCTATGAATTATTTACTAAAACGAGGTGTTCGTCCAAGTGATATTGTAAAATATAATATTGGATATTGTGAGGATGGTGAATATAGAGACAAAATTATTATACCATCATATAATGATAAGGGTAAATTAAACTTCTTTGTAGGAAGGTCATTTTACCAAACAGAATATAAGCATAAAAATCCAAAGGTATCTAAAGATATAGTGGGATTCGATTTACTTGTAAATTGGGATACCCCATTAATATTATGTGAAGGGGCATTTGATGCAATTGCTATTCGTAGAAATGCCATACCTTTATTTGGAAAATCTATACAATCTGAATTAGAAAAGAAAATAATAGGAAATACCGTAAAAAAGTTGTATATTGTATTAGATTCGGATGCTATATCTAACGCTCTAAGCCTCGCTAAGAAGTTTATGTCGTATGGTATAGATACGCATTTAGTTGACCTAGGTGATGAAGACCCATCCGAAATGGGATATGAACGTATTAACAATAAAATCTATGATACACCAGCGCTTGATTTAAGAAAGCTCATGGAGTATCAGTTATTTAACGTATGAAAAAAATAAAGTACATTGATGTCGGTGTTGAAAATATTGGTAAGATTTACCATATAGCCGATGTACATATTAGAAATTTAAAAAGACACTCTGAGTATCGTGAGGTCTTTTCCCAACTTTATGGTTATATTCTGACCACAATGAGGGAAAATGACATCATTTACATTGCAGGTGATATTGTTCACGCAAAAACGGATATGTCTCCAGAAGTAGTTGATTTAACACAAGAGTTCTTTACTCGATTAGCTGACTTATTACCAACAATTGTAATTCCTGGTAACCATGACGCTAACTTAAATAATACATCAAGATTAGACGCACTTAGCCCAATCATCAACGCATTATCACATAAAAACCTACACTATATAAAAGATACGGGTGGTTTTGGTATTGGTGGTTATACTTTTATACATAAGTCAATATGGGACACCACAGTTGGATTCCCTAAAGCTACTGGATATAAAAAGAACAAGGGTCGTATTGGAATGTTTCATGGGCCTGTCGATAATATAGAAACAGAGCATGGGTTTGTTATTCAAAACCAAAATGTTAAAGTAGGTGACTTTACAAACTTTGATTTAGTATTGTTAGGTGATATTCATAAACCAAACAACCCAGTCATGGGTAACGAGCATATAAAGTATCCTGGGTCTCTCGTTGTTCAAAATCATGGTGAAGCTAAATATCCAAATCATGGTATATTAGTATGGGATATGGAAACCTTAACAAGTGAGTTTGTTCAAATACACAACGATTATGGTTACGTTACTATTGATATCGAGAATGGTAAAATAGTATCAGATAACCCCATACCTAATAAACCAAGAATACGAGTACGAGTAAAAGACACAAAAGCTTCTCAGCTTAATAAGATAATAGTAGATATTAAAAAAGGTCGTAAAGTACAAGAGCTTACAGTTCAAAAAGTACTTACTCGTAAACGTGATATTGAACATCAATCAATTATTTTACAAAACGTAAGAGATACTGGTTTTCAAAATAAACTTATTAGTGAATACTTAGAAGAGACCGACCATTTAACCCAAGAACAATTAAGTGTTGTAACTCAGATTAATAATAACCTAAACGACAAACTTGGTAAACATAACGTTATTAGTAATTCAACTTGGATTCCAAGACGTTTTGAATTTTCAAATATGTTTTCATATGGAAACAATAATGTAATTGACTTCACTAATATGAAAGGGGCTTATGGAATATTTGCGCCAAACGCTAGTGGTAAGTCTACACTTTGGGATGCTCTATCATTTTGTATGTTTGATAAATGTTCAAGAACAATCAGAGCTGAAGATGTTTTAAATTATTCTAAGATGGGTTTTGATTGTAAATTCCAATTTGAATTAAATAATATTCAATACTTTATCGAGAGACACGCTAAGAAGAGTCCTAAGAGGGGAACTGTAAAAGTTGATGTAGAATTCTATCGTATGGTAGATGGGCAAAAGGAGTCTCTTAATGGAGAGCAAAGAAGAGAGACTAATTCTAACATTCGTGAATATATTGGAACATATGAAGATTTTGTTTTAACAGCAATGTCAACTCAATCTAATAGTAGCGGATTTATAGAAAAAACCCAAAAGGAACGAAAAGAATTATTAGCTCAGTTTTTAGATATGGATGTGTTTGAAGACTTATATCAAATAGCTAGTGAAGAATTTAGAGAACTAAATACGTTACTAAAGGATTACAAGAAACAAGATTTTCCTACAAAGTTAATAGACGCAGAGCAAACACTAACAAGTATAACAGGTTCACTTGATTCTTTAAATATTAAAAAAGACGATTTAAATCTTAAATTAGAAAACACTAATACTAAGATTGAATTTCAAATGAGGGACTTAAAAGCAACTGAAGATGTTGGTGATATTGATGAATTGGAATCTTCATTAAAAGATATAAATATCCTTCGTACAACACAAGACAAAGAGTGTACCTTTAATTTATCTCAATTAAAAAGTATAGAGATATCTAAATCAGATGTAGAAACAAAACTTAAAGAGTTAGATATAAAAGCTTTAAAAGAAACAAATAAAAAGTTTTTACAATTAGATACTAAGTTTAACGAAGTTCAATCCAAGCTTCAAACACTTGAATTGGATATATCTCACAACAAATCTCATTTAGAAGGAATTGGTCAATTATCATTCGATGATGAATGTGAACATTGTGTAAAGAATCAAAACACTCCTTTTGCTAAAAAAGGAATAGAGTTACAAAGAGACATTGAAGCATCTCAAAAACAATACTCTAAATTGCTAAATGACAAAACATCCTTATTAGATGAAAGACGTACATTTAATGTTAAAAAGGAATTATTAGAATATGAAGAACTATCTTCTGAGCTAACGTTATTAGAGAAGGATTGGGTAAGTGCTACGTTTGTATATGATAAATGTATGTCTCAAGTGAGAGAATACGATTCAGATATAAAAGATTTAAAACAAAAACTTGAACAAGCTAAAAAGCAAGAACAAGCAGTTGAGCATAATAAGTTGTTAAACGAAAAGATAAAATCTTTTAAAGACACACGAGAGATGATTCGTGAGAAACTATCCACATTGAACAATGAGATTGTAGACGTGAACTCTGAAATTAAATTAGCTGAAAATTCAATTAAACAAGTAAACGAGTCAATTGAAAAGCTAAAGGGTATGGAACTCAAATATAATGGATATGAATATTACATAAAATGTGTACGAAGAGATGGGATACCATACCAATTAATATCTGAAGTACTACCAAAATTAGAAATAGAAATAAACAACATCCTATCACCAATAGTTGATTTTCAAGTATTATTAAATACTGATGGAAAAAACATTAATTCATATATAGCATATGGAACTGATGAGTTCTGGCCTCTTGAATTAACAAGTGGTATGGAGAAGTTCATTTCATCAATTGCAATTAGAACGGCATTAATTAATGTATCTAACCTACCAAGACCTAATTTTATCGCCATTGACGAGGGATTTGGTTCATTAGATACGGATAACTTTAATTCACTATATTTATTATTTGATTACCTTAAGACACAATTTGATTTTATTATCACGATTTCACACATCGATAAGACCCGAGATATGGTCGACCAGATAATAGATATCAGTAAAGTGAAGGGGTTCTCAAAAGTTTCATATTTATAGTTACATATTACGGAGTCTATGAATGGCATTAGAGTACAGAAAACGATTTAAGCAAAAGCTTGATAAGATAAAGCCCGACATCATTGATGATTCGGCAACTTCATCTGATTTTTTTAATATTGTGGATTTACCACCATATCTTGGGTATGGTAAAAATTCCATGAGAATAGTTGGGTCTAATAAAAACTTATTACAACCCAATAGTCAAATTCAAGTTGAAGTATTAGATTCGGCTGGAAATCCTATATATTACGAAATCCCAAATAAGACATATTCCGATGGGTCTCGTGTAATTACAATATGGGTATATAACGATAGAGAAAATCCAAAAGAAAATACAGCACCAGGTACTGCGACTATTACAATTATAGGTACTGCTAAAAATAATGTACAAAGTAATGTTCCAGCGCGTGGTAGTAGTGGAAGTGGTCGAGGTCGTGGGTACAATGAGTCAAAGGCTTTACCATCTAATATATCACGAGATATTAGTTTAGATGATGAATCCCCTTTATTAAGACGTAGGGGTTCAGGTTCAGGACGTGGTGTTGGTAGACGATTAAAAAATAAACCCCTACCAGGTAAAATTGTAAAATGGTCAACAAAAATACCAGTTGTTATTGAAGACGCTTCGGCAGCTATTCTTGAGTTCGAAGCACCACAAATACCAACAGCTACTGTTTCAGCTAGTTTACGACCATTTACTAACTTCCAAATGGTAACGGGTAATGACCCATTATTATTAGGAATAGATACTAAACTGGCATTAAGAACTGATAGTTTTAATGTTAAGTATAATGCATCTAACTTTGGAAATGACGTATCACTTCAATCAAGTGGTCAATTTAATGGTGAAATGCTTAATGGTAAGGCAGAAGTTAGATTAGACTTATCTAACATTACATTGTATCCATTACAAGACAGCCCAACATTCGCACAACCAACATCATTTACTTCAAGTATAACAGGTCTGACGAATGGTAGTATTGTAAAAATAAAAGATAAAATAACGGGTAGTAAAGACCACGTTTACAAATACTCAGATTATGCTGACATACCAGCAGAAATTGAATACTTTTCATCAGCATCAAATTCAACAACTGAAAATTTAAATTCAATTGGTAGTTTTACAATACCATCATTGAAACCTTCTATTGGTGAAGTTGTTACTATACAAACTTCTATAAAATCTAAAGGTGTTCCAAGTGATTTTGAAATATTATCATCAACAACTGTAAATGGAACTGAAAATATAACATATGATGTTTTAATCCCAACAAATCATATTGGTGACCCAAAAACAATTAAAATAGAATTCTTAAATTCTGAATCGGTAATTTCTAAAACATTTATATTAATAGATGATGTAGTATTCCCCGCCGCAAATACATTTATTGGTGGTAAAGGTTCATTGATAACAGGTTCTATTTTTATATCAAACGCATTAGGTAGTGGTATTGAACTTGGTGGTGCGAGTAGTGGTTTCGTACGGTCAGTAGGATTTGAAGGACTAACATCAGCTTCATTGGGAAAAGGTCCTGGTGGATTCATAATATATTCTGGTAGTGGAAATTTAGCAGTAGGGGTTGACCAACTTGATGGAGTTGGTATGCAATTCATTGGTGATAACGATAATAGTCACCTTATCTTCACAACATCAGGAAGTGGTACATTAGATATAAAGGCTGAGAAGTTTTTTATAGGTACACCTGGCAGTCAGTTTATGAGTGGCTCTGGTGGTAACATTGAAATCAGCTCATCTTTATTTCACTTAGACCCTAAAGCAAATAGTGGAGCTGGTAGTTTAACTATTGGCGCTGATGCTACTATTTTAGGTAGTTTAACAACAGATAATATCCGAACTCCTGCCGTAATTAATGGAAGCCCATCTACACAAGCAAATGCTTCATCTTCTATTGACGCGGGTGGTTTTGCTAAATTTGTATCAGCATCAATAGGTGGGTGGGATATAACAACAGGTTCTATTGAAGGTGGTAACCTAATAATGAAACCTCAAGGTATTTTACAAACCAGAGATTTTGCAAGTGGATTAAAAGGATGGAAGATTTCATCTGAAGGAAATGGAACTGCTGAATTTGAAAATGTACGAATTAGAGGTACATTAAGAACAACTACATTTGAAAAAGAATCGGTAAACGCCGTTGGTGGACAATTATGGGTAGCTAACTCAACAACAATAACAGGTTCGGTCACATCAACTGAAACTACAATGTCTGTAAAGAATGCTAGTGGATTCTCACAAGGTGAAATACTTTTAGCTAAAAAAGTAGATAACACTGGATTCCAAACAGAATACATCTTATTACAATCAGCATCAGTAGATGGTGATAATTCTAATGAGGACGAAACTCATGGTAGAATATACGTTCAGAGAGCTTATGGAAGTGGTTCTTCAGGAGACTTTGTGGGTGACCTATCTTCAGCGGCTCAAGCATACGAAGATGGCCAAGTCATTGTTTCTACTGGTAAATTAAATACTGGTTACATTAAAATGAACGCCAATCCAAATGATACGGCAACTCCATATATCGATATTGTTGAAAGAACAGGTAGTGGTTTATATGACGTAGCTCTAAAAGTAAGATTGGGTGATTTAAGTGGGTTAGCAGATTCATCTTATGTATTCGGTAACTCAAATCCAGGTTTTGGATTAATGACCGATAATGTGTTTCTCCAAGGTGGTATCATAGCAAACACAGGTTCGATTGGTGGAATAAAAATGGACGCTGGTAAATTATTTATCGGACAGGGTGTACATAGTAACACTAATACAGGATTCTATTTAGACTCAGCAAGTAACTTTTCTTTAGGAGAAAAATTAACTTGGGATGGGTCATCTTTAACTGTAAGAGGTCAGATTAGAATAGAAAATGGAACACCGGGTGGACAATCCGTTGAGGATGCTATTAACGAAGCTACTGCATCAGTATTAGCAGAAGCTACTGGTTCAAATACGGCTAGAGCATTATCTATTACAACAGATTCACAAGTATTCGCATTTGATAGCGCTTCAGACAATACATCTACCCCAAGCTCTATTGTATTTACTGTATCTCAACAAAACCTAAGTGGCGCAGTCGCACAATCTGATATTACAATTACTAAAGCTGGTGGTGGTATATTTACAACCCCAGCAATCAATGGTGTTATTTCAAATGGTAGCGGCCAATTAAGTGGTAGTGTGGCATTCTCATCTTTAACAAATAAGGCAGATTTACCACTAACAATTTCAGTTTCTAAAAATTCATTAACCGATTCTACAACAATATTTAAAGTAGAAGGTGGTACGGGTGGGTCACCAGGTGGAGATGGTTCAGACGGGTCAGATGGAACACCAGGTTCCGATGGTACTGACGCAGTAACTGCTTTCTTAACAAACGAGAGTCATACATTTGCCGCAAGTGCTACTGGTGTAGTATCAAGTTTTGTAGGTGGAGCTACCGACATTGAGGTATTTGAAGGTATAACAAATAAATCTTCACAATATACATTTAGTGGTACAGGTTCAGCTGGTGTAGGTTTTAATCAAAGTACCAAAACTTTTAGCATAACATCATTCGCCCACGATAGTGGCTCATTAACTATAACGGCTGTAAGTTCAAGCGTTCAATTAGTTAAAACAATGTCACTTGCTAAATCAAAAGAAGGTATAGATGGAACAGATGGTACAGATGGTACAGATGGTACTCCGGGTACTGATGGAAATGCAGGGTTAGATGGTAGTAGCGCTAAATCATTAATAGCAAGTGCTAACTCACAAGTATTTGCCTTTGCTAGTGCTTCGAGTAATACATCAACCCCATCTAATATAATATTCTCATTTAATCAACAAAACTTAAGTGGTACTATTGATAGTAGTGATATTACAATTTCTTCTGCTGGTGGAAACGTAACTGGGTTTAGTCTTAATAACACTAATGTATCGGCTGGTAGTGGTATCGTAAGTGGTAGTATAACATTTTCAGGCGCATTAAATAGTGGTGGTTTAAATTCTACAAAAAGTAATTTACCAGTAACTATATCAGCAACAAAAGATTCTTTGACTGATACCATAACACTTTTTAAAGTAGAAGGTGGAACAGGTGGCTCTGATGGTTCTGATGGTTCTGATGGAACGCCGGGTTCTGATGGTACGGATGCTGTAACTACTTTCTTAACAAATGAAAGTCATATATTTGCATCACTAAGTA